AAAATAAAGCCTCCAAAAACACGATGTATTAGCTGCCCACACGCTATTTATAAATTTATAATGGGAGCAGTCTGTATAGAACTAGAACGCGTGTTTAAAATAGATTTTAAAGGGTATGCTCAACCATCTAATTGGGAAGAATATGAAGAGTATTATAATCTACTTGAAGAACAACAGTATACGGAAACAATACAACTAGATGGATCTAGTTTTGATAATTGTCAAGCTTATGAGTTAAAGAAAATTGTTGATCACTCTATATACGATATGTTGTGTGAGTATAATAAAATCACACATGTACCACAAGACTTATTTTTACAAGTAGCCAAAGCTGAATGGAGGAAAGTAACTTTAACAACTAAAAAGGATGGCAAAGAATATAGACATGGCTATGTTAAAGTTAGAGGGAAAGTGTTAAGCGGCCAAGCAGATACAACTGTGATGAATACAATTAGAATGATACTATACAATCGATTTGTTATGGAAGAAATATTAATTTATGATGAAAAAGATTATAAAATAATGTGTAAAGGTGATGATTCATGTATCTTTTTGAAGACAATAGCAGACAAAAAGGTTATCATAGCCGGGTATAGCAAGGTGTTTACAGAGTCATCTGACGAGAAAAAATTTGTACCACATGGATTAGGTCAGATAGCTAAATTTATTAAATTTGGAACTATAGAGCATATAGACTATTGTTCAACTAATGTAATCAAAACTGAAAATGGTTATAAAGTTATTAGGAAATTGAAATCATTAATAGAAAAAGATCATTATTCAGTGAAAGCAGCAAATTATAACATATCAATGTTACAGCATTACAATAGGGATATGGTGGTATCTGCACAAAAATGGACCGGGGGACTAAATATGATACAAAGATATATAGACATAGTTCATGCTTATGATATGAATTTGGTTCAAATAGATAAATTGTTAAAGAGAGTTGGTAAAGAGAAAACATTACTTGAACTAGAAGATGAAGAAGATAAATTTTATTTAAATAGAGTAAAGACATTCGAGGAACATTATAAAGAAGATGTCAAATTGTCAGAAACAAAATTAACAGATGAAGATATTCATAACTGGTGTCTGAGAACAGCAGACCCAGAAATTGTAGAAACATTGAGAATTTTAATAAATAGATTGATTGAATACTAA